GCGCGCTTGTAAACGTAGTGATAGACATTACATCTGCATAGAGAAAGAAGAAGAATACGTTAAGATCGCACGTAATAGAGTTAATTCAATGTTATAAGCGGAGTGCCGAACGAAGTGAAGGCACGGAGCGGCCCCTCGACACTACTATGTTTTCGTCCTGCCGCCCGTTATCACCCACGAACGACATCTAGAACAAAGCGATGTTTCATCATCAGCTAAATCTGAGCAGCACCAGTCGCATATGGTCTTTTTAGGTGGTTCTTCCATTTCGCTTGATATATGCGCTCAGATGATACTTATAACCCGCCAAAACTAGCTTTATTTATATATTATGTTTTAAAAATTAAGTAGTGAAGTAATAGCGGAGCTTTTAAGGAATTTAATGTTTTAGGAGATTCTCTTTGACTAATGTAGGCGGACGCCCCGACAAACTAACACCAAAACGAGCAGCCAAAATAATTAAACTAGTTCGTGATGGCAACTTTAAAACAACAGCATCTCGCGCATCTGGCGTATGGCCATCTACGCTGGACGACTGGATTGAACGAGGTAAGGCCGAAGGTAAAGGAAAGTATCACAAGTTTTACCTTGCACTCGAAGAAGCAGACTCGCTCGCAGAAGCAGATGCCGTTGCTAAGTGGGTAAAACACCACGATAACAGCCCAGAGGCTATAAAGGAATTCCTACGCCGCAGGTTCCCACATTGGAACGTGCAGGATAAGCAGCAAACCGAACACTCAGGTGAAATTAAAATTACGATTAACCCAAAGGTGAATCCTTGAGTTCTGCTGCGGAAGTTGACATCAGCGATTGGCCACAAAAATCCTTCGAGCCAGTGTTCAACTCTCATGCTCGCCACCTCGTTGTTTACGGCGGCGCGTCAGCAGGCAAATCCTATGCCGTTGCTGAAAAACTAATAGTCAGAGCTCTTATCTATCCGAAAAGCCGCATAGTAGCAATACGCAAATACGGCCCATCTTTACGAGTTACTTGTTTTTGGTTATTATCGAAACTAATCGATGAAAGGAAAATCCCATGCAATATAAACAAGACAGACATGAGTTTCCACTTCCCCAACGGTTCAACTATACAGTGCATGGCAATCGTTCAATCAGTGGGTGAATCGACCGAGCGTCTCAAAAGCCTAACTGATATTGACACCATATGGCTCGAGGAAGCAAGCAACGATATTAACCCAGAAGCGTTTGAAATGATTAAACTGCGTTTACGGGGCCAACCGTTAGAAAACAACTATCGACAAATCATCCTAACTTTTAATCCTATTGACGAAAATAATTGGACGAATACCTACTTCTCAATCGAGCGGCCTGGGGTGCGTGACGATGGTGCCGAGGTGCAGCATTACACGTATAAAGACAACGTTTACCTCGATGAAGAAATTAAACAAGAGCTCGAGCGGCTTATTGAAATTGACCCTAACTTATACAACATATACACCCTGGGAAAATATGGCCGCTTAGAGAATCAGGTCTATTCTAATTGGTCGGAAGAATTGTTTGGATATGATTATAATGATTTTGATGTTACTATTGCAGGTGTTGACTTCGGGTGGGAGAATCCTAACGCATTTGTCTTACTAGGAATAAAGGAAAGAACCCTTTACGTTATAGATGAGCTCTACATGCGCGGCACGCTCAATAGTAAATTTATCGAAGAGATACACGACAAGTTAAGTGAACATATAACGGACGCCCGCCTGCGCTCACAGATCCCCATATACTGTGACTCGGCCGAACCATCTAAAATAGCGGAGATGAAGGAAGCCAACCTTAACGTGCACCCTGCAAAGAAGGATGTGCTTGACGGCATATCAGCAGTAAGGCAGCACACGATAATCGTCAACCCACGAGCTGAGAAGTTCATGAAAGAAATACACGGCTACACGAGGCAGAAGGACAAGGACGGTTTAACTATGGAACTTCCAGATAAGAAAAGGGGTTTCGATCACTTAATGGATGCTATGAGGTATGCTGTTTATACGTGGACGCTCAAGCAGCGCCGTGGTGGAAGAGTCATAATGCCTCAGATCGTAGGTGAAGGAGAAGGTCGATTTGCAAGACTCTGACTGTAAACACTGGTGCACACTCACAGAATGGTGCCATAGCTGCAAGGCACAAGGCGCCCGCAACAAAAGAACGATTCAATATACCGAACATAAATCGAGATATGCACGGCGTAATTTTGAAGGTAAATAGGTTTACAAATGCCTAAAGAAAAAAAGAAGATAACGAAGGCTAACAGAGGTATCCCAGGGTTGAGTCCTGCCGACGTTCCAACACTCGACTCACAAGGCCCCCCCATTAAGCAATCAGACATAAATTACTTTCAAGAGTATGGCAGCACCGGCCTCTCTAGAATGGGGCCATACATATGGGAAGAATTTTTACCAGAACTCCAACAGCAGAAAGGTGTGCGCGTCTACAAAGAGATGTGGATGAATGACGCGATTGTTTCTTCAATCTTTTACGCTTTAGAAATGGTCTGCCGATCGGTTGACTGGGATTTTGAAGTAGGTGGCACATCACCACAAGACGAAGAAGCAGCCGAGTTCTTTAGGACTTGTCTATTCTCTGACATGCAAACCAACTGGGAAGACACACTCTCAGAAATCCTTTCAATGTTCATCTTCGGCTGGGCGTGGTTTGAGCTCGTTTACAAGAAACGAGAAGGCCCACATCCAGAAGACCAAACGCTTGACTCCAACTACGACGATGGTCGCATTGGCTGGCGCAAGTGGGGCATACGCACTCAGGAGTCACTACTCAGATGGAACTTCGACGAATATGGCGGCGTCAATGCTATGGTTCAACTCGCCCCACCATACTATCGCATAACAGAAATCCCTCTTGAGAAGTCTCTTTTATTCAGACTTAAACCACGCAAAGGGAATCCGGAAGGCGTATCGATGCTTAGGGGTGCATATCGATCGTGGTATTTTAAGAAGAATATCGAGGACATAGAAGCCATAGGAGTAGAGCGAGACCTCGCAGGAATCCCCGTTATGCGCGTTCCAGAATCTGTTCTAATTGGAAGCGACGCCACTGCACTGAACTACTACAAACGAGTAATAACCAACGTACACCGCAATCAGGACGAAGGCATAATCCTCCCGTCCACAAGCTACCCCTCCGATGAAGGCGGCGGCCTCATGTATGATATTCAGCTCTTAGGCCCATCATCGCAACGGCAGTTTATGACGGATCAAATAATCAACCGTTACAATAAGATGATCGCCATGACAGTATTAGCGGACTTTCTTATGCTCGGCCAAGACCAAACAGGCTCATATGCTTTAGCAGAAACGAGGAATAACATATTTAGCTTATCGATAACCGCAATCCTTGACAGCGTGGCAGACGTGATAAACAGTTATGCAATTCCCAGATTAGCCAGACTCAACGCTGACATCAATCCTGAAACATTACCCAAACTTACACACGGTGATGTAGCATCAAGCGCCGGTGCAGACCTCGCACTCGCAATCTCCAACCTTGCACGCGGTGGAGTCACAATTCCTGACACTGTAGACTTTAGAAACAAGATCTGGAACATCTTACACCTCCCCAAAGAGTCAGAAGAGGAGGCTGAAGTACAGCGGCCCGAAGTGGATTCTATGCTCCCTGGTGAAACGGCTGAAGGTGGCACAGCGCAGAGTAGTGGGCAGAATGAAGAGATACCGGCTACTGAGCCGAACGGGACAAAGATGTGAATAATATGTTTTATGGCGGAACATCACCACGGGTAATGGATATCAAAGACGCTATGTCTAAAGAGGAATACGACGCGATGATAAAAGAAATAGCTGCTGAGGTATTCGCGTATCAAGAATTAGAAGAAGAGTTAGAACGCAAATCTGAGTTATTCAAACGGTGGCTCATCAAATGACTCCACAAGAACAAGAAGAGCTCATGCGTTTACGGGCTGACATTAAAGCGATTAGAAAAGAGCTGAAGATGCACATACAAAACTGTCCTTACAGCTCTATACAGGTACTTAAATGAAAGAAGATGACGTTGTTGAACAAACTGAATCTAATGAAGATATAGATCAAGT